GCAACTCAGGAAGATGCTTCGGAAGAAGCTTCTGAAGAAGGGGTTGAGAAGTCTGATGTCACTCAAGCGGTGACTGAGATCAACAACAACATTGCATCAGCCTTTAGCGATCTAGCAGAAACCGTGAAAGCTCTTCACGAGCAGGTTAATGCACTCAACAAGTCAATCACTGGTGTATCCGAAGAGCTAGCAGAAACCAAAAAAGAGGTTTCTACTGCTAAGGGCCAGTTTGATGAGTTTGGAAAGCGTGTTGACGCTGTAGAGCAAGACACAGCTTTCCGTAAGTCTGGCGATCTAGGCGAGATCGTACAGGATCAACCTGAGATGGTTGAAAAATCCCTATGGGGCGGTCGTTTCCTCAAAACTGCCGATTTATTTAGCTAAAAATCACTTAGGAGGTGACAAAATGTCGGAAGAGATTAAAAAGAACTATCCAGCCAGCGGCGACTCTGAGAACCCTGTGAACGCAGAGGGTGCCTTTGCGTCTGGTGGTATTGGGGGTGTTTCCACTCCTGGTGCTGACACACTAGGAAACATTCCAACTGCCGAGTTTGGTGTACTATCTGGTCCCAATGCTGTAAACCCTTCGGGTGATACAGCTAGCGGTATCCTACGCCCCGAACAGGCACGTCGTTTTATCGACTATGTCTGGGATGGAACTGTTCTCGCCAAAGACGGTCGTCGTGTTACCATGCGTGCAAACACCATGGAACTCGAAAAAGTTAATGTTGGTGAGCGCGTTATTCGTGCTGCCAACCAAGGTGATGCAGCATACACCAACGCTGGCGCAACCTTCTCAAAGGTGGAACTTACTACAAAGAAGATCCGTCTTGACTGGGAGGTCAGCGCTGAGGCACTTGAAGACAACGTCGAAGGTGCTGCACTAGAGGACCACTTGGTCCGTCTCATGACCAATGCATTTGCGAATGACATTGAGGACCTCGCCATTAATGGTGACGGTTCAACCGGTAGCTTCCTTTCCATCATGGAGGGTTTCCACCACCACGAGACAACCAACGGAGACGCACACGAGTACGCTGCTACCGTGACAGACAATGCTTTCTCTCCTGAAATTCTTCAGGGAGTTATCAACGCCATGCCACGTAAGTACCGCGCTCTCAAGAGCGGTCTCAAGTTCTACGCTGGTACAGATGCATTCCAGGGTATGGTACAGGAAAATGGTACAAACAGCCAAAACATTTGGACTGAGCAGTACCGTAACTCCTACCTTGCTGGTACAGACCAGATCATTGGTGAGGCTCGCACCACCCGTGTTCTCGGTATTCCAGTAATGGAGGTTCCTTACTACCCAGATGGCTTTGTAGACCTTACATTCCCATCTAACCGTATCTGGGGTTTCCAGCGCGACATCACGGTTAACCGTGAGTATGTTGCAAAGAAGGACACCATTGAGTACACCGTATTCGTACGTTTCGGTATTCAGTGGGAGGAAGAAGACGCTATTGCATACGTAGATGCAGCAGCTGACGCTAGCTAATTTCCTTCACAAAACCCAATAAGGGGGTAGAGGCTGAAAAGTCTCTACCCCCTTATTATTCTGTTATAATATAGGTAGGAGGCAATACGAAATGTCAGATACAAAACAAAAAATCAAGGGCGCACCAGAGACAGACGATAACAATGTTATCAGTTCTGGCGGCGCAAATCGTAAAGGCGGGAAGAAAAAGTCTGCAATAATTACCAACGAAGCCGGAGCTTTGGTTTCTGGTAAAGCAGAAAAAACTAACAAGAAAGAAACTGTTACCGCAAAGAAAACAGAAGGCGTTGCGCTATATTCAACCAAGAATGTTTCTTGGCAGGGTGTAGGAAGTCTTAGTAAGGGTTATAACATTGTTTCAAAAGAAGAAGCAGAAAAATGGCAAACCCGTAACCACGTAAGACCAGCAACACCAGAAGAGGTAGCGGCAGCTTACGGGAAGTAGAAAACTATGGAATTGCTAAGGGTGCCATCCCTGACTACAGAAGCTGAAATCGAAGTAACAAATGCTTCTGAGTCTTATAGCTACACAATTACAGATTTGCAGGATAGGTCTCAGACTTCTGGGACAGCAACATCCAACAGCAATTCAGTAGTTTCTATCGAACTTCCATCGACTTACGACGGGTCTTATATCATAACCGTTGACAGCGTAGATCACTATTTTGATGTAGTGAGGCCATACGTTGATCCAACAACTCAGGGTGACTCGCAGACAGAGATCGATAATTACGCTGACAATGAAGAATTGGCCAGGGCAATTATCGACTCTGTCGTCCCTGAAGGATTTTACTACAAGAAAAAGATTATTGAAACAACTGGGCTTGGAGCAGATTACATTCCGCTGTGGAGCAACGCACACAGCGTCCTGAAGCTTTATGAAAACAATATCTTAATGTATGACTCATCATCTCCAGATGACTATTCAACCAGCTACAGCATCACAAGTGATAGAACGGCAATTGTTGAGGACTATTCTGGCACAATAAACAGGCTAGAGTCTGCATCTTTGGTTATGCCAACTGGGGCCACAGACCTTCTTAATACCCAGCTTGTTTACCGAGGATTTCCAAGGACCTTTGACTACAGGATTGTCCTAGAGTCTGGGTATCCAAAACTTCCTTCAGATATTTCTAGAGCAGCAAAGCTATTGGTAGAAGATATTGCCTGCGGCAAGATTGACTATGCACAAAGATACATGAAGTCTTATTCAACAGATCAATTCAAGATCGGCTTTGACGACAGGGTGTTTGAAGGAACGGGGAATCTAATAGTAGATAAGATTTTGTCTAAGTATGCAAAATCTATTAGAACCATTGGAGTCTTGTAATGGAATGCGGCTCCAAGGATTTTCTTTATCCACTTCAGGCAGACATCTTCTATCCAGAGGTGTCACAGGGTGCCTACGGCAACATTGCCAAGACTTGGTCTAGAGACAGGACCTTGGTTTGTAATCTTGGACCAGCAGGCTCTAGGTTTAGAGAGCAGGTAAATCCAAATGTGGATCTTTCTATGGAGTCTATGCTTGTTGGAAGGTTTAAAGAAGATATTCGGTTTACCCAGGATGATCGCGGCAAGGCAATGACAAATATTGTTGTAAGCAACATTAAGGATAGAAACTGCAACCAGGTGTATGTTGAGACGGCGGGTACTCGTAAAGACCAGGCTACAATCTTTGAGGTGTCTACCGTTACTCCACAGATTGGCCCATTTGGAACTGTAGAGTATTACAGGGTAATTCTAAACAGATCAGAGAATCAGAGTGTGGAGATATGATTCCGAATCCAACAATTAAGTTTAAAAGTTCTAGCTTTCTAAAAGAGATGAACAACATTGTAGCGTATGCTAATGGATTTTTAGAGGGTGCTCATGCAGGGAAAAAAGAATTACTAGCAACAATCGGGGCAAAGACTTTGGTAATCCTGGAACAGTTTATAGATGCAAATGCTAGAACGAACCCAGATGCCCTGCACCATATATATGAATGGCATCAAACAGGAAGTCCCAACGCAAGACTATTTGATTTTGAATACACCACTTATGGCGGTGGGCTAACTTTTAAGTCGTCATTTAGTCAGTCTACCTCAGTAAAAAACGGTTCGCTTGTTCCCTTCTATGACAAAGCAAGGATTATGGAAGAGGGTATTCCAGTAAGAATTGTACCCAAAACAGCCAGGGCTTTGGTTTTTGAGGATGGTGGAGAGACCGTATTTACTAAAGGCCCAGTAAACATAAATAAGCCTGGAGGAAACACACAGGGAGGCTTTGAACAAGCTGTGAGTACATTCTTTAATTCTTATTGGCGTCAATCATTCTTAGAGTCTAGCGGTCTTGCAGCAATTCTTAGTAATCCAATTCAGTTTAAGCAAAACTTGCCAAGGGCAAAACGAGGCGGCAAGGCAGCAGGCTTTGATGTAGGATACAGATGGATATCAGCTAAGGAGGCTAGGTAATGGCTATTGACTACCCACCAGTTTTTATTAACAATTATTTAAGCGAAAAGATTTCTTCGGCTTTCCCTAATTATTTTGACGGGTCTGTAAAGTTTTTTCCAACACAGCCAACTACGATAGACACGCTTACTGAGCAGTTCCCAGATGCATCAGAAGAGCCTTTTGCTGTTTATGACAGAATGTTTAGGATGCAAAGAAACGCATTCCCACATATTCGTACAGAGCAATTGCTTTATTATTTCTACAAAACTTCTGGCGGTATGGATGCATTGATTGAGACAACTCAAGCAGTGCAGGATCTTCTTGACAATGGAGACGAGTCTGCAGAAGACTTAAACTACTGGATTACTCAAAAGTATAACTCTCAAGGCGGCAATACAGAGTCTTTGCCTATTGTTGCAAGGCACCAGCCAGACGAGCAGTATCCGGTTGTTTCGTTTGGCGAAGAGCCATATGCCAAAAGCTTTTTCTTGCCCTACTTTCACGAGGTAAAGATCTACCAGCTAGAAGAAGCAAGAGACATTATTGACTTTGGCACAGCAAGAACTTATGCTGGCAATAAGATAATTATTCAGTACACATGGCATAAGTCTGCGACCCCCTCGACATCTGGCAGTTCTTAAAATAGTTAAAAACACCTGATATACTTATAACGAGGAAACGCGCCTACTAATTTCTTTAGAAAGAAGAGGTGACAAAAAATGGCATATACACGTGGTTCAAACGCCAACATTATTGTTGGTGCATCAGCCCTGTTCACTTATGAGTCCGGTGAGCTAGCAGATGGCGACCTTCCAGCATACGTAGACGCTGAGTCATACAAGACAACCCTGTCTGATGACGTAGCTTTCCGTAACGTTGGATACACCATGAACGGTTTGGAAATTGTTTTCCAGCCCGACTTTGGTGAAGTACAGGTTGACCAGCTTCTAGACGTTGCTAAACTCTACAAGCAGGGTATGCAGGTAAACTTGAACACAGCCTTTGCCGAGGCAACTCTTGAGAACCTTCTCGTAGCCATCGCTGGTCAGGATTCAGATCTGACTTCCGCTGGTGACGAAGGAACTCTAGTTCTCGCATCTGGTGACATTGGAGAATGTCCCGTCGAGCGAGGTCTTGTTGCTGTCGGTCCAGGTACTGGTGACTGCGCTGTAGGTTCCGACCTAGAGCGTATCTACGTTGCTTACCGTGCTCTCTCAATTGAGAACGTTACAGTAAGCTCAAAGCGTGACGAACCCACCATGTTCGAAGTTTCATTCCGCTTGCTACCAAATGACTCAGCTAACTACGGCAAGATTGTTGACCGTACAGTTCCAGCTGGTTCATAGCCAAGTTATAACTTAATAGACAGTGCCCAGGTTAACGCCTGGGCATTGTTGTTTTTTGCTACAATTAATAAATGGCAACAAAAATCTATGACTCTGGAACGATAAATTTAGTAGACGGTACAGAAATATACCTAAAGCCATTAAAGATTAAATACCTTAGAGACTTTATGGACGTGTTTGATCTATTAAAAGCATGTAAAGATGACGAGCAAGCAATTATTGTTTTATCTGAGTGTGCAACAATTACAATGAAACAGTATTACCCTATTATTAAAAATAGAGAAGAGTTGGAAGATCTTGTTGACCTACCAACAATATATAAAATTTTAGATATCGCTGCGGGAATTAAGATTAACGACAAATCAGAAGAGCCAGTAAAAAAGCAAGCAGAGGATAGCGGATCTACTTGGGAAAGCCTAGACTTAGCAGAGTTAGAGGCAGAAGTTTTTTTGCTAGGTATTTGGAGAGACTATGAAGAGCTAGAAACCTCATTGTCTATGCCAGAGATTATTGCAACCCTAGGATCTAAAAGAGATTTAGACTACCAAGAAAAAAAGTTTTTGGCAGCAATCCAGGGGGTAGATTTAGACAAGCAGTCTGGCAAGAATAACGCTAATGCTTGGGAAGAGATGAAAGCCAGAGTGTTTAGCAAAGGGCAGACTAGTGATCCAAACGACATTGTTTCTTTTCAGGGAGTCAGAGCGCAACAAAATGGTTTCGGTATCGGGATGGGCTTAGGCTACGAAGATTTAACTTAAAAAACAATCTCACTATGTTATAATTAATGTACCGTTTATATGCGTATATGAAAGGAAATAAATGGCTACTACAGTAAATGAAGAGAAAGAACTTACTCTCATTGACGGAACAAAGATTAAGGTGCGTCCTCTAAAAATTTCGCTTCTTCGTCCGTTTATGAAAAAGTT